CCACGGTAGATTTTGTTCCAAGAAACAGCCATTTCTATGACTCCTAGATATAACCATCGCCTTAATTAGGCGATGGTTGGTTGTTGATCTGAGGCACGGGCCCGCTTAGTCGATAGCAGAAGTAAAGTCTTCTTCAGGCTTTTTGGCATTGCCGTTGGGCAGCAGTGGGGCAGCTTCGCCGCACTGGGCAACCAGCGCGTCAAGCGCTTCTGCCGTGGCAGTGTTGGCCACCACGTCACCGAATTTGGCCTTTACCTTAGCACGCTTGTCAGCCAAGGCGGCTTCGGCGTTGGCTGCGATGGTGGTGCCGATTTTTTCCTGGTTGGCCTGCAGCGCAGTAACTTGGTCTTGCAGCGGTTTGACAGCAGTGGCAACAGCGCCATTCACGATTGCCGCCAAAGCGGTCTTGTCTTCGTCAGAGAATGCCATTTCAGTTTCCTTTTCATCAACGTTGATTTGCGGCGCTTTCGCACCAAAGAGATTGCGCCACAGTTTGTTGACCTTAACAACCCAGGTTCTTTGCCGTTTTACCGGAATTCCCGAATCGCCAAGCACTACGCGGCCAGATTCCATTTTATACCCGAAAATTTCGGACTCCCCGCCACTGCGCGCAATAATAACACTGTCGCTACTAAAATCCTCCACATTTGCCCAATCTCGATTTGGATCAATCACAAACCTAGCGGCAGCAGCGTCCCCCAGTTTTTGCCATTTATCCATAAAACTGTCATCGCCAAGAGCGCCCGCATTTGGCACCAGAGCAGGCTTAGCAAGATCTGCATTGACCATCAAACCCACGCCTTGCTCTGGTGTTGCTGCGCCCACTTCATTAAGCAAAATTGCGTCATGGTCAATACCATGGATCTTTGCCACCCATTCATAACCCTTGGCATCTGCGGGTGCAGGCTCTTGGTCTGCGAACACGGCAACGCTGGTGTGAATGGGTGGCACATCCTCGCCGCGCTCGATTGCTGCAACACGCTCCAGCAGCGCCCGGCCACCTTCTGACGATTTGGCCACTTCAACGTCTAGCCACTTTTCGACATATACGCGATTGCCGGATTTCTTGACATTGCGATTCCACGCGCCAACGTGGTACGCATTGATGGCGTCAGGCGAAAAAGCGCTTACCCACTCGCCATCCAATCGGGGATGGCCGAGCGGTGCCAAAGTGCCATCAAGCTTTTGATAGTGCGCGTCAATTTCTGCAGAGGTGTAGAGGCCCCCGTTCATCACCACATTGGCGGGCAGCGTGTAGCTGGGCAGCACAATGTGGTCGCGGTTGTTGTGCTTTTCACGGCGAATAGTTTTGCTGTTGACTTTCGTGTGAATATTAATTTGCATCGGCATCTTGTTCATCCTCATATTTTTTGCGCATTTCGTGTGCGCGGTCAACAATAGCAGCCACGATTGGCTGCCCAGAATTATCCACCATTACTTCCACGCCTCCGCATTTGCAGTTGATGGAATTGGCACCAGTGGCGGCCCAATCTCGCGCCTGCTCCACTGTATAGAGGTTGCCGTGGCGGGCAGCATGCGTGCGTCTGGTGGTGGGGCTCAGCGCACTTATGTGCATGTACTTCATGTTTAGACCATAGGCTTGCTGGGCATCCTCAAATTCATCCCAGCGTGCGCGCCGCAGAGCAGTGTTAATTTCGGTGCGGGCAATACGGTCTGCTCGGAAGTCTTCAATCTGCGTTTGCTCAGACAGCTTGCGCGCAATCTCTAGCGGGTTCTGGCCACGCGCCATACCGTCAGTTAGGATGCGTGCCATGTCTGCTTTTAACTCTGCTGTAAATCCCTTCACTTCTTCAAATTCGCGTGCGCGCAGCAAGATCAATCTGCGCTGGTAAGGCTCCAGGTTGACCACGTCGGCAAGCGTGGCGCGCTCGGCCTTGTACACGGGTGATTGCCGTGCAATGTTGCGTACAGTCTTTGCCGTGCCCCGTTCATACGCTGGTTTCACGTAGGCGGTGTAAAACCACAAGTTAGGTTCGCCCCCTTCTAAAAGGATTTCGTCTACCAACCAGCCTATGTTGTCCAACAGCGACTTTAAAACCCCCTGGTCAAGCTGGTAAACATAGCGCTCGGCATTCACTGTAATGATGCTGCGCGGCACAGAATCCAAGGCGGCTACATATAGCTTAATCACCTCGCGCACTCTGCGCGCAAAATCCCGGCTGGCCTTGGCAACAGGCGTATCAGTGCCCTCCGGGTCGCGTGGGTCGGTTGGCAGGATGGGCCATGCCTGCCTCTGACGGGCTGCCATTACTGAGCTGCCTTATCTGGCTCATACCCGCCTGCAGTACGCACCTCTGACATGGTGAACGGCTCAGATGCAGGATCAATGGCCTTGCTATTAGCGTCCATCATCTTAAACGCCAGTTCCATTTTTTCGCTAGCAGTGGATTCGTTCAGGTCATCCCACGACACGGTAATTTCAGAAGGCAGGGTAAGCACGCCAGCAGCGCCAATTTTCCGCAGGAATGCAACCAGCTCGGGGCTGAGGTCTTCGCGGCGTGACTGGCAGCTACTGTTGAAATAGTTGCGGTCTTCAGTACTTGCCCGGTCGCCCGTTTGTTGGCCCACCAGAATTTTGGTTGGAATGTCCAAAGCGCTGGCAACGTTTTGCAAGTTGACGTTGTAAATAGGGCCAGGATCTGCAATAGCGGCCTGCAGTGGTGTCACCGTTGCGCCCTGCAGGCCAATAGCAGTATCAATGCCCCTATTTAAGGCCTGTGCCGTCTTCTGGAATTCCTTTTGCAGTTCCCCTACCTTCACGCCATAGGTCGCTGCAAGGTCTTCAAAATCTACTTCTGGGTCAAAGCTAAATACAACCTGCCGAGCAGCATTTTTAAGGAATGACTCGCCGCCACCGCCTGATAGCTTTTCAATGCTAACCAAGTCGTTATATGCGGGCTCCAGCCAGCCAACCGCGTCAGATTCCATATCCCCCAAAAAGAAAATACGGTCAGGATGGATATCTGTAATGCCCTTTGTCGCACCATCTGCAAATACTTCCGTGTACTGCCAGAATGTCGGCCATCCGTAATTGCTACTGGCCGGGTCTTGGTCAATAGTGCCGCCTGGCTGCAGGGCTGTTGCCCACACGGGGCGCAGCTTTTTAATTACCTTTTTGCCGCTCTTGTCTACTGGCTCGCTCCAAGCCTTATCGTCAGCATAAGAAATAATGATTGCGCTGTAACGCTGCACCAGGCGCATGCGGTCAGCCTTCTTAAAGACATTCCACATGCCCACATCGCTAGAAAGCTTGCCTACATCACGCTCGAAAGCGGTTTCTTTGGTTGCATTGTTTTCCTTGCCGCCCTCGATAACACTAGGGGATGTTTTCCAGCAGTTGCCAATAACCTTTTCGACGGCCCCATGGCCGATGCCCCCACGCCGCCAAATTTGTAGCAGGTTTTCGCTAGTCACCTCTGTGGGGTAGCCATATTCGCACCAGGCCTGGGGGCGCTTGGTGTCGGAGCTTCCCCCGCCCATCTTAGCGAACTGTCCACGAATGCTATTACCTTGGCTCATGTCCAAGGCACGATTTACAGCCAAGCGCATGCGCCCTTGTTCATTCCTCATCGCTGATTACTCCTTTGAATACAAATCCGATTGGGTCTTGGTCGGTCAGCAGCTTTACAGCCGCCTCGCGCCATACTTTTGGGCCTTCTGGGCCTGCGTTAGCCGCAGCAATGTTGCGGGCGCAGGTTATGCACTTGGCGCTGACGATGGCAGCATGCGGCATGTTGGTTAGCAGAAAATAAGCCATTAGCGCAAGATCCCCACAAGTTTTTTGGCCTTATGCGTTGGTGCAAAGGCAATGACAACAGAGTCAGCCAGGTTGGGCGATTTGGCCCCATCTGGCTTCTTATTTACTAGCAATTTGCCTGCGTCACCTACCTTGTAGGTAGGTTGGCTAAGCTCCTGCGTCAGCTTACCTAATTGTGGCAGATTGCTGGGGATGCTGATGCATTCGGATGGGTCACAAGCAATGCCCTTCGTCACCCAATTAAATGTACGCTCAAAACGCATGCGCAGATGCCACCAACTTTGGGCCTTGTAGTTGTGGAAGAAGTCTTTATTCTTGCGGCCCTGGTGGCCATGCTTTAGGTCTGGTTCAATCGCCCATGCATCGGGGTTCACAACCTCAGCAGACCCCCGGTGTTCCTCTGCTTTTATCTGGCTCTCTGCCCGCGCTGGGCGCTCATTGATGATACGAAAATCCCCGCGCAGGCCAGCGCCCAAGCCATCTGCGTCAAAGCGGATATAGGAGGCTCCCAGCATGTCGCACTCTAGCGCAGCCTTTTCCCCAGTGGCAAAAATATCGCTGCCGCTGCCGCTCCACTCATTAATATACGCAAGCAAAAAGTCACGCCGCAAGGTAAGTGCATTCGTGTCTTCCCCCGTGTCTGCCACATCCAGGCCCGCAACTGTCTTTGGTTCTTCTCCCAATTCTCCAAGTATCTTGTGAGCATCAATAGCGGCTTGCACCCACACACTAGGGATTAGGATGTTGTCCTTACTTGCGTTGTAGTCAATATCGATTTCCTGCGCCACGATAACCGCAGGCAAACGGGCCTTTTCGCGCTCGTACCATGCTTGATCTTTGCGGGGGTCATCGCGCCAATGGAATGTGAAAACCTTTACGCGACCGCTAAAGCGCTTTTCGGCAAATGGGTTGTCGGTGCCATTCACGCTAGACAAGTCAACCCGGCACCGCGTGGTCTGCGACAACGACATATCGATAGAAGCCTGGTTGCGATTGTGGGCAGATTCGTCAACCAGATAAATAGACGCCCGTCCACCGCGCCCGATGTTGTCGCCAGCCTCCGCAATAATCACGCTGCCAGTGTTGGGGATGATGATTTTAAGGTGGGAGCTACACGTTTTGTCGTAGGGACTCCAACCACCTCTAAATTCCTCTGGCAAGTAGGTCAGAAAAGTGCGCGCCTTGTGCAGGATAGTGTTGGGATCGCCAATGCCGTCTAGCAGCGATTCCTTGCGCGATCCCACCCCCGCTACAAAGTCTTTGTTGAATAGCGCCAGGGTGGCAAACAGCGCCATTGCTGACACACTGCATCCCGCATCCCGGCTCTTTTCTGTCAACCCATTTTCACCAGCGCGCCACAGGTCTAGGAGCCACTGCAGCCACTCTATCTGCTTGGCGAATGGCACAAATGGCGACAGCACAGGGAAGTCGCGCTCTAGGTTACGCGGATCTGTGGTCATCCCCCAATCTGCAATAAATTGGATGGGGTTATCACGGTAAAAAGCCCGCAGGCTGGGTAGCATGTCGGGCTTTTCTCTTAGCCGCGTAAGCATGGTGCCGCGCTTACGGAATATCGGTGTGAAGTCTGGTTGCAGGTAATCCATACCCGCTATTGTAGGCAATTAAAAACCAGTAGGCATGACATAACTCCTAGTTATCGGGACAATCCCCGCGCAAACCCTGGCCCGCAAGGCTTGCTGCTGGTGCTGTCGTCAAATCTCATAAATAAGATAGTCGCCCTCCGCTAGTTTTATGAGCCGCACCTGTTTTCCGTTGGCGCGCTTCGTGTTCGCCTCAGCCTTGGCAACGACTTTTGCGTTTATACCTGTTGTACGGCCTCCCAACTGGTACACCTTGCCGCCTATTACTCTTTGGCCTCTTTGCATGTTTACTCCTTTTGCTGATGCCTCCACTATAGCACGCTATTTCTACAAGTGACAATAGGCATGCAAAATATTTTACTTGCGGGGCGGGCATGGTGGTGGCGGATACCCACCAATTTCCCCACGGGCTCTGCGGGCTGCGCTATGTGCGTCACCGCAGCCAATCCAATATTGCACACCCCGTTCGTTACTAACGCCAGATTTGTAGCCGTTTGAATGGCCCCACACGTAGCCTAGAATAAGTGACACAAGGCAAATAACGCCACAGATGATAAGTAGTTCAGTCATACCAGCACCCAGCAAACAGGTTTTTCGTTGTCCATAGGCTTTACTAGCCCGCGCTTTGCATATCCAGCAGTGTCTGGCGCACGCAGGCAGAACGTGTATAGCTGGTGCCATCCCGCAAATTTATACATTCCCTGGCAATCTGCCCTGTAGTCCAGCCTCCATTGCGTGTAAGCATGCGCAAAATGCTTTGCTCCAACTCACTCATACAACAAACCCCTTCCATTTACAAAATACAAGCAGTGCAGCAGTCTTGCGATTGCTATGCTGTGCGTACCAAGTGCCGGATATTGCGGCTATCCAATGATCGCCGCCATCCAATGTTGAAATTCGGCATTCGTCAATAAGGCGGTCTGCCAGCTTATCGCCATAGGCCCATTCATTCAACTGCACCCAACAATTTGGCGACAACTCCACCCAATCGCCATGGTGTAATTCACCAGCCAATGTTGCGTTGGTATGCACTGCCAAGCCCATCGCCTGTGCCACGGCTTTTGCTAGCTTAGTCATTTGATAAGCTCCCGCACTTTAGCTGCGATACGCGCAATTACGCCAGGTTTCTTGCGTGGCTCACGCTTGGGCACAGGGGTAGCAAAGTGCTTGCCACGCTGCAAGGTTTCATCCTTGGCCACCAATTGCCAGTTGGCGTCATGTTCGTTTTTCATTTTATATTTACGCATGGGTTAGGCTCCTTATTAAATAGATGGCACTGAGGTGAAGCGGGTAGCAGGTTGTGGCGTACCGTTATGTGCCTTGATAAATTCCATCACGCAGGTGTCGTTCTTAAATTTAAGGATTGCAAGGGTACAGCGGTCGGCCATGGTCGCCTTGGCGCACTCCATGCTGTACTTAGAACCCTTGCGCAGCTTGCGAATGCGGCCTTCTTTGCTGGTTTCGATCAGGTAGAACATGTATTGCTCCGTTGTTTAACGCTACCGCCAAGCCGTGCACGCAAGGCTTGGCGGTGGGGTCAGGCGGCGTGCGGCAGGCGCTTCGCGGTGTGGTCAGTTTGCGCGCTGGATCATGTATTCCGTGTCGCTTGCCACGCTCTCGCTGTAGGTCGCGCCGCTTTTCAGCTGCCAATCCAAAACTACTTTGCTGACGTGGGCGCTTGAGCCGATCTGGACCAGCTCCATCGATCCATTCTTGTCGCCGACCTTCAGGCCAGATGCTGGGGTGATTATGTGTTTCATGGTGAGGCTCCAGTGAGTGTGTTGCTGATGCCTCCACTATAGCACACTATTTCTACAAGTGACAATAGCGTTGTAAAAAATACCCGGCACTGAGGCCGGGTTAACTGGGGACGATCACCACGCGAACGGGAGCATTCTAGCATTCTTTGCGATACCCTCCAGGCGCTGGCGTTCAAAGGTGACTAGGCGCTGCTGCCGGTGCTTTTCTTCCTTGCGCTGGATGCGTGCGATACGCTCGGCTTTGCTGGGCGGCTTGCGGCGGCGCTTGGGAACCACATCAGGCAGGTTGCCGATAGCGTAGCTCTGTATGTTTTGCTCTTTGCTTGCTACGTAAATAGCGCCTATTGCATGCAGCATGCGCAGCGCTTCAAATGTCCTGCTAACTGTTAGTTCCAACTGCGCCACAAGCTGCATGCCTGTCTTAGGGCCATCTGCCATAGCATCCAGCAGCTTTTGCTGAATTGGTGGCAATGGCTTTTGGTTGGCATCAGTTGAATATAGGACGCGCCTGTCAGCAAAGCCCACTCTGAACAAGCGCTTCTCGCGCAGCATGTCACTAATCAGATACTGAATCTTAGGCGTTGTGACGCCCAGCGCTGCAGCACAATCATGGGAAGTGCAAGGGCTCTGGGCCATGTGCTCTAGGATGGCCAGCTTTCGTTGCTCTACGTTGCTCATTTCAGGGCCTCCACAATTGCTGCAAATTCATCCTCGCCTAGCCACTTGTGACCATAGAAGCCGCAGGGCAGCAGGCGCAGCTTTGCCAACTGCTGGCGGGCATCGGTGTTAAGCCGGTTGGCCATATCCAGGCGCTGGGTTAGTGCCGCTACTTGCTGCTCTGCCACTGCTGCACGGTTTTGTAAGTAATGCTGGCCATTTACATCTACCGCAGCAGCACACGCGCAGCATTCAAAGTTCACACTGCCGCAGCTTTCGCATGCTAAAAGTTTGTCGGTCATATCAGTGTCCACATGGTAATGATTTGTCGGCTTCTGGCGTCACCCATCCGCAACAGCCAATGCAGAATTTCTTGGCGGGTTTGTAGTCCACATGCAGCCACTCGGCGGCGCGGTGCCATGCTTCTGCCTTTTCCCGTGTATTCCACCACAGGTCATTACGGCCTGTTGGGGTACTTGCAACCAGCCGCGTTGCTAGTGGTTTGCTCGGCTCGCCAGATCCAAGGCACTGGCGGCATGGCCCATCGTGGGTAACAGCATCCGGCCCGCCAGGTGCCAAAAAGCCCTCTGGATCTTCGCCAGATCCTTGGCAGCGTTCGCAATGCTCTGTCATTTTGCAAGCTCCTTACGATTGGCCTGCTCCACCCAATTAAAGGCTTGTTGAGCCTTTTTCGGGGTGCTGTGCTGATGGTGGCAAAAGGCTACCCAGCGACCACCATACTTAAAAATATGGGGCTTGTTGTTATGCATGGCAAAAACGCTGCGCTGTATCAATTCATCCATTGTCATTTGCTGTCCTTCTGTGGTTGGGCCTGGGCGGATGCCTCGCGCTTGGCTTCGCGCTGCATGCGCCGCCGCATTTCACGGTTGGGCTTCTCTGGCGCCAAAAAGCCTCCAGCGGCTTCAATTTCTCGGCTTTGCTTATGGGCGGCCATGCCGGCCACCAGGGCGGCGGTGTTGGATATAGCTCTGCGCATCACTGGCCATCCCTCTGCTGGGCGCGTTTTGCCGCCTTGCGCTGATTGCGCTCTTGGCGTGGTGATATGCGCTTGCCCGGTTGCGGCTTGCATGCAGGCGCAGGCGTTTCCTCGAAGCTTTCCAGATCGCTGTCTAGCACCTCGCACCAGACGTTTTCAGGCTCTTCCACCAATGCAAACTGATGCCAGAAGCCGTTGCCGCTCCAGTTATGGCCCAGATAAATCAGCCGCTCAGGCTGATTGCGCCAGTTGTACCGGCCGCCGATTTCCATACGTGGTCGCATCACGCCTCCTTTGCGGCATTGCCGCCTTCCTGGGCTGCAGCCATGATGGACGGCGGAAGAGGTGCAGGCCGATCCAGAATGGGGCGACCCAGCCGCTGGGCAGCTTCCTTTACCAGGCCGACCACATCACACAGCGAGGCCTGTGGCGCTGCCTCATCTACGCCATGAAGAGCAACATCCAGATCGCGCACCAAGCGCGACACATCATCAGCATTGATCCAGTTGCCAGCGGGCGCCTGTGCTGCCACTGTCTGTGCTGCAAACTTTTCCATACCCATACTCCTAGTTGTTGAAGCTCCATTATTGCTACATGTGGCACTAGTGTCAAGCCTGTTGAATGCCTGCATTGCTTCACGCGACACGCGCTCTACAAATTCTGCGCGCTCCTTAGATATGGCAGGCACCCGGCCATTGGCATAGTCTGAAATTCCATAGCGCATATCAAGCCCCTTTGATCCACTCGGCATAGGCGGCGCTGGCCTCCTTTGGATCATCAGGCAACGCAGGCATGGGTGCTGGCGGCAGTATTTGCAGCTTTTCCACAAACATGCCTTTGGCCTTGGCCAGGTTGTCAAAGGCCCATGAGCGGCTAAGAAACTTAACTTCTATGCCGTGCTTTCCCATCTTTGCGCCGTCGTACAAAAAGCGTGCTTCCGGGCTAAGTTTTTCAGTGTCTGTAATTTCCACCTCTTGCACAGGTAGTCCGAGCCCCTTGCACGCCTCACACTCTGGGTTTGGCAAATCTGACTCGCACGCACGGCACGGCACGTAGCGCGTTTTGACGCGAACAATTTCGCCAACGTCAGTTTGTACAATTTGCTCCCACTTTGTAATTATGTCGGCGGCGGTAAGCGCTACGTGCTTCTTTACTTCTTTTTGGTACTCAGCCACGTAGCGCCAAAATTGCGGCTCTTTTTCGTACAGCGACCCAAAGTGCTTTTTGCATTTGGCGTCTTGCCACTGCTTTGCGTTGGGAACAACAGCGCGGATTGCTACAACCACGTCTCCACAATTGGCGACGTATTCCCGCGCTAACTTCTCTATTTGGTTGATTTTTGCCATAATAACCCTACGGTATCAAATGTTATTATATCTGCTACTTGACAAAATGTCATTGCAGATCAACAACTTACATGCGGCCACGGTAGCAAAAGTAGCAAGTAGCAGATACTTTAACTGCTACTCCCCGGCTATATAGTAATGTCACTTTATTTTAGAACTTTCCATACTGTCATTTATTTGATACTTCTGCTACCTTATTCAATTACTTACTTATATATCAACAACTTAGGTAGTAGCAGAACTAGTAGCAGATACTGTTGCAGAAGGTGCAAAACGATCTTTATCCTTCAAAAGACTGAATTGTCGCGCCGCTTCCGTAACAAATGCTTCTCCTACGCCATTTCCCAAAGAACTATGCACATACACAGTGCAGGGACTGCTGCCAATCTTGACACGTTTTCCAAAAGCGTTAAAGCCAAGCTCCTGCATCATCTTGCCGATGCCCCGCGTGCTTGGTGCGCCATCAATTCCCCGCAGTGCAAGCGTAATCTGATTTCCCGGAATGATCTTGTGTGTACCAATCAGCTCCACAATGGCCATCTTAGATTCGCTCAAATTGTTGGCGATGACGTTTTCTAGTTCTGCAGACCATGGCGCACGTATCGGGTACTCAGCAGGCAGGGCCACGCCTTCAAAGAAAACTCGCCATTGCCCAGGCGTGAGCGCATCTATAGACCACGCCAGCTTTTTAAAATACTCAGATGCGCCAGGCTTTAGCGCAAAATCATCCATCAAAGTTGTACGCAAGAAATACCAGCGTCTGCTGCCCGCAGTCATAGGGATTGGGCTCTTGTGGTTGCTGGTCGCAAAGTAGCTTGCAAAATTCTCGTAAGTAAAATCTGCAATCCCTTTGCGTGTGATGGTCACAATGTCATCGCTAATTACAGGCTTCACAGCTTCTGCTGTTTCGTACATGTCTTTGCCAGCAATCACAAAGTCGTTGATAACTCCCAGCATCTTGCCGTAAGCGGCCCAGTCCATAAATCCGCCTCCGTTGTTCACCGACTTGCTGCCGCTTACACGCACATTCACGCGGCCCACAGCGCGCTCCAGCGCTTCAACTAGCTTGGTCTTGCCAGTGCCTTCATTGCCAATCAAAAACACAGCCCAGCGCGCAGGATAGCCAGGCTGCTGCACAATGCGCGCCATCCACTGCAACACCACCTCATAGGCTTCTGTGTCGCCATTGCAAATGCTAAGCAAGTGGCGCTGGTAGAACTCCAATGCTTCTGCATTTGGCGGGGTGTAGTCCTGCTCGGGCATAGTCCCTACAAATGCATTGCAAAAGCTGCTGCGACCACGCTTGTAAAACTGGCCCTCACGCGGATCAAATCCAATGGCGTCAACATTGGTGCCATTCCAATCTGGCCACAACTCACTAGGCTTGCGCGGCATTCCATCGGCCTTGCGCGGCACACCATCTGCAGTGGCGTTTACCAGATCAAAAGTTTCCTTAGTTACTTTCAAATACTCATGAGGCATATGGCAAAACTTGCCCTCAGCCTTCACAAAACACCACTCGCTAAGCCAATCAGGTGAGCCCAAACTAGCGGGGGCATCGGCCACTACAACACCACCAGTGGACAACATTGCCCGGCACATGCTAATGCCCAACTTGCTCGCAAGTTCAGTGCTCTTGCGCTGCACAGCAATGGCTAGCAATTCCAGATCCACGCCATCCCAAGGCCCCATGGCCACCACTCGCACTGCAGCCTCTTTCAATTCCTCCATACTTCCCGCATTGCGAATTACCAGCATGGCCCCTGCAGTGCCGCGATGTTCCACGGTATCTTGCAGGCCAAATTCTTCCGCCACTGCTCGGGCCTCTACCCCCATACCCTGTGGGAATTGCTGCACGGGACTAACAACCACAGCGGCAGGTACTGGGGGCAATGCGGGACGCCACCCATAGCACTTATTGCCACTATTGGCCATGTGGAATTCGCAAGCAGCCTTAACAGTGCGCGGCAAATAGTCATCGCGCTCCAACCACTTATCGCGCACCCGCCCGCTACGCAGCATTAGGCGCACCATCCGGGCCTGATCGCATCCAGTCCACCAAGCAAGCTGCGTGGCCAAAGCTCCATCGTTTTCGCTCAGGTTATCGCCCTCTGCAACCCCATGGCCTTCCCACAACTGGCGCAGCGTGACACCACCGCGCAGCATGGCCATTGCCTCACTGCGCCCCAGCATCTTGGCAATCAATTCGTCGTCATCCTCTGGGCCATTCCAATCGGGCAAGCGTCCTGCAGGCAACTCCACACTAACTGCGGCAGGCTCTTTAATCCATTGTGCAGGGGGCTGCATAGCCACATCGGCACTACCCCAAGCAAAACCACTCAGGCCAAAGCAAACCCCGCGCCCACCCGTATACAACTCAATGCCTGTTGCAGGCCTGGTACTGTGGGGTAATGGTTGCTGCCAGGTGCCAATAAAATGCACGCCCTGCCCGCTGCTGCTGTACTCAAAAAATACCCCCGGCAGTGCAGCGTATGCGCTCTGTGCTGCAGTGGCATCAGCATTGCTATCAATGTCCAAAAACCACACGCCATCTGCAGCATCAAAGCTGTACCCAAGCCCGTATGCGTCATCGCCTGTAGCCTGCTGTGTGTACCAGGCAAGCTCAGTGGCTGCTGCCTCATAGCTGCTTAGAGTGCCATCGCGGCGCGCAGCCAAATGGTCAAACGGATAGCCGTCGCGCCACGGGTGCTTGCTCTTATATTTGCCCTCTGGGGTGCGCTCAGACAGCCGCCAAACGAAAAAATGGGGCATATCCCCAAGGCGTCCTAGCGCCTCTTTAATTGTCTTTTGTTGCATGGTGATTTATGTAGAAATTGAGGGCACAGCGCAGAGTCTCTGCAAGGCTTTCGTGCCCCATACCAACCATCATCTGCAGCGCGGTATCTCGGCTGCATCGCTCAATATCAAGACGCACACTAACAGGGTCTTTAAGCACACGGGGCCTGCCAATCCTCGCATGGCCAGGCGTGCCACCGGGTCTACTTGTTTTAGCCATATGCCACCAAATAAGACAGCCCCAGTGCAACCGCAAATCGCCAATCGCTAGTCATGCGCAGCACCAATAGGGCCACTAGCATCCCAATCATCGGCGACCCCATGCGATGCAGCAAGCACCTACCAATGCCACCGTAGCCCACATAGTGCGCCAGTTCTGCGCGGCCTCAGCAGGTGCCAAAAACAAGGCTTGACCAGCGCAGAACCCGCAGAAAACAAGCACCATCACTAGTGTATTCATAGCATCACCTACTTTAATGAACCTAGAGCATAACACAAAGCCCGCGCTTGGCGGGCTTGCTATTGTCATTGGTGGTACTAACCGTACCACTCAACTACGGTATTCATAGGGTCTAGAGCCTCTAGAAAGCCACATGGCGTAGATCCTTCTGCAGTGTTGCGCCATGTTTCTTCGCCAGACATAAGGCGCACATGGTACATGCCGGGAATTTTAGGTGGATCTTGCGGGTAGTTATGCCACGCGCTGCCCTGCGGCATCAGTACAGTAGCTGGCATAACGGGTTTTGGCGTAGCGGGCAACCGCCCCAAAGCCGTATTAATTTGGCTTGCAGTAACACCCCAAATGCGCGCCAAATCTGCAACCTCTGCATCATTCCTTGGCCTTGCGTTTTCGGCCAAGGTGTACTGCTTGCCATTTATTAACACTGTGAGCCAATCTGCGGGCGCACAGCAATGCTCACAAGTGCAACCTGCCAAACACTCGCAATGCGTGCTGCAACCATTTGGAGCACTTAGGTCAGCAGGCACACGCTTGTCACCCACAGCAACAATGGCCAGAATAACCGCCTTGCAAATGCTCTCAACCTCTGGCCAGGTGTAGGCGCTTGGCGCAATCGCAGCGTCACCGCAAGATTGCGCAGTGGCCACCAATCGCCGCGCCAGATCATCAGGCCCAGCCGTTGCAGGATCATGCAGAGTGGACTTACCTGGGTTATTAGCCAACAGCAAGCTAACCTGTGCAGCAAGCATTGCCTTATTCATACCACGGCCATTGCGTACAGCTTCCACCAGGTCACTAAGTTCTTTTTGCATCATTTGCCTCCAAACAATTTAGCGTGAATAGCGCAAACGTGCTGAGCTTGTGCTATGGCATCTGCCAGCGGATCATGGGCAACTGTTGGCATAGCACGGGGCACAAGTTCAGCACCTGGCAAGCTACGGTAGGTACGTACGCATCTACGGTTGTAAAACCTCCAGGGAGCATCACAACTCCATAGTGTGCGATAAAGATCCTCCAGGATAACGCAATCAAAAGCAGGATCGTTGCCCCAAACAATGGTGTCTAGCGTTTCAATGTCGATCATCAGATGTTCCATTTTTCACTCCTTAATTTATAATTTCTTGCCATTGCACAACAGGCACTGAGTTTTTAAAGAACCAGCATCCCCGGTCAGTAACAGCGGATTCAACGCCAAACCGTCCATCGGTGTATAGCACCAGAACTGGATTGTTTGTAGTTGGCCGTGTTGCAGGATATGGGTGCCATTCGTTCTGCTGGATGGGCTCACCTTGCCCTAAAACAGCTTCCATCCGCTTGCCAGCGGTAGTAGTCGCCCAGCCATCCTCATACTTGCCAGATTCGCACATGGCCGCAAGCTTCTCAAGGTCGGCTGCTGGTCCAGTTTTAGACCTAGCATCGCGCTCAACCACAAAACGCTCAGCAGTGGCGAAACAATCTGCAATGTCGTAAATAGTTCGTCCACTGGCCACCACCGCAACCATCAATTGCAGCGCAATGTCAGACACAGTGGGCTGCTCGTACACAGCTTCAAGGGTTGTACTTTCAAATTGCATTTTCAAGCTCTCCAGCAATAACGAATTTTTCCACCAGGTGCCACAGTGGAAAAGAAAATACCGGTCTTGGGCACCATAGACCCGGCAATAAATTCCACGCCTTCCGCAATCATCATCAGGCGCATTCCCACATCATCAGGCGCATCAAGCAGCACCTGCACAAATCCGTCACCAGCTTGGCACGCTGTGGGGCGTTTTGCCTTGACTACAGGAAGTGGAGGCAGCTTCATTGGCAATGGTGGCAGCTTTGGAATGGGCAGAGGGGGTAAAACAATTGTCATAATGCTATTCTCCTATGTAGCAATAGTAGCACGTAAATTAAGGCGCTCAAAGCGCCTTCGGTTAGCCTTCGGGGCAAAAGGGTATGGTGCAGCCACGCCAACATGCAATAAGCTCCACCGGCACCACATTGAACCCCATATACCAAGTGTTGTTTTCCTTGTCGTACCAAGCTTTTTCTACCTTGCTGCCATGCGACAAAACAATCTGATACTCACCAGATTGCACAGGCTTGGCCATAAAGCTTTCAATCCAATGTGCGTTGGCATACATAGCCTGCCCGGGAATGCGTTTCCACTCTGTAGCAATAGGGCTGGACTCACTACCCCAAATGTGCAGGCTGTTAATAGGTATAGGCTCTTGCGCGTTATGGTGCAGGAGCAAACCTGCTGGCCCAAGTTCCCGTATAAGAAAAGTTCGCATGGTGGGCCTCTTGTTATTTCAGGGCTTGCAGCATCTTTTTGGGAACATCGCTGCGCTTGATATCGCCGGTATCCAAGGCGCGTTGCACAGCCTTGATATCAGCAGCAGTCATAGCAGCGGTAGCCATGCGCAACGCTTCCTTGTGCATGCCCTGTACATTGACATAGTAGCGATACAGCAGGCTTTCAGACACCTCTGCCACCTCTGCCACAGCGCGGCGCGTCAGGCGCGCAAAGCTCTTGGAGCGGAAAATATCAAGCACGATTGCGTCAAGCTGGCCCTTGCGGGCTTCTGGTGACATGCGCACCCGGGTTTGCTTTACTTTGACACTTGCTTTGCCTCGCACAACAGTACCTTTGGGGCTCGCCATGTGGGCAAGCAACCCTGCATTAGATTTGGCCATGTTTCATATCCTCTGGATGGTTAATAACACTTCCGATAGTATCACAAGTCTTGGGGGTCTGCAGTAATTTTTGCGTCACCCCCGTGCGAGTTGACAAGGCTGGCCCACTCCATCTGCGCCCCCTCGCGCTGCTTGTCCTCGCCTGGCTTCCATCCCCTGTGCTTCACCTCCCGGCTGCAGAATTGCCCGATGATTGTTCCCACATCTGCGGGAACAATAAGCCTGCGCCGGATGCCTACAAGGTCTGCGCTCTTGATACGCTCGTTTACGGCCTTGCTGTCGTTCAACAGGCCATAGCGCACAGGCACGCCGCGCTTGTCTAGCAGTGCACCTACGTTGTTGCGGAAAAGAATCACATTTTTGCCAGCTGCACTAAGGCGCATTTCCGACTGCACCCGAGCCTCGCTGTTCAAAGGATCGCGGGTATCTAGGCCCTCAAGCCCAGCGGTTGCGTACATCTGGCGCAGCTCGGCCAGCGCCTGCGGGGGTATCTGCCACCTGGTGGCCCATTGTTCAAAAGTGAGCATCAATTCTCTCCTTTTGCAAA